AACTTGGCGCAAACACAAAGGACAAGGCGGCCTGACAGCTAAGCAGTGGACCGAGATTGGCTACAACCCGCGACGTCGATCGATCTGTTACGTGCTGGGCGAAAATCTCGTCAAGCTGAACGGCAAAGGTCCGTATCGCAAGCGATACGACGAAGCAAAGAAATCAGGCAAAAAGGATCATCCGGACTGGACGGACGGCCACGCCCACAAACACGGCATGCTATTGGCCGTTAAGCTCCTGATTCGCGATCTTTGGATCGAATGGAATCGCATAACAGGCGCAAACCTAATTCGCGATCCATCGATCAAGCCATGAACGACCCCTGTCCCAACTGTCAGAATTTCGACGCCACCGAAATAATTCCGGTTGCCACCTATACAGTCACGATTGACTGGCCGCCGGCCGGCTTTGCATGCCCGGAAATGATCGACCAATTTGTTGCGGACTGCTTTAGCCGCGGGCTGTTTGTTTATATGCCGAGGGCTATTTGAAAACTGTCCGGTTTCAATTCGTTTGGCTTGTTCGATCAGCCTGTTTTTCCGTTTATTGGGCCGGCCGAGATTGCCTGTTGAAAGGCTTATGGATTCAGATTCGGTCGCGAGGCTGGACTTGCGTTAGAGTTCTGCCGGCAAATCGGTTTCGGTTTTGGGTTACAGGATGCGAGCCATGAGCGACAGCGGACGAGCGATTAGTGACGGACACGAATCTTGGCAGGAGAAGTCCGAGCGACTAGCCGCCGAGTGTGATTCGCTTCGCACAAAACTCGACATTGATGCGGCGGTGCATCGGGCGGTCCTCCGGCAGCTAGACGCCGAGAGGCAGGAAACAAATCGGCAATGCGCCTTGAAGATGCAAGCCATAAGGCAGCTTTCCGCCCTGAAATCTGCCGCGTGCGACATCTACATTGCCGGCCGCTGGACCTGCGACGTCCCCCCGGATGTGCAATCGCGGCTATGGGAAGCACTGCGAGATGCGGCGGGCATAGCAAAGGGGACGGCAACGAAGATTGGCATGGGGGGGCCATAAAGGCGACTAATGCGAACCATCATCATCATTCCGGCCCGGCTCAACTCCACGCGACTGCCCCGCAAGCTGCTGCTGGCGGAGACGGGAGTGTCGTTGATCGAGCATGTCGCCAGACAGTGCTACCACTGCCATGCTCCTGACGAAATGATCCTGGCTGCGCCAAATGACGACGCGACGGAGATTTCCAATGCCGTGCGGCGGCAAGTGTTCACTACCAGCAGTTGGCCCAAGGTTGCCCATACCGCCAGCCACCATCCAAACGGGACCAGCCGCGCGGCGCAGGTAATGTTGTTCGCCGACCAGATTTGCCAGCGGCCCGACGGCTGGTGGGAAGCGTATTGCATCGTCCAGGCCGACTATCCTGAGATTCCGCCAGAGCTCATCGACGAAGTGGTCAACCAGCTTGAGCAGCATCCCGACTGGGACTGTGCGACGGCATGCGGCCCGCTTGGCGGAAGCATAACGTGGGAAGAGTGTTTTGACGGAAATCGGGTAAAGGTTTTTTTGGGAGATGACAATTGTGCTGTTGACTTCAGTCGCGATTCTCGCGGACTAAATCCGCTCAATTACGATCGGCTAGGCATTCACATCGGCATTTACTGCTACCGCCGCGCCGCCCTACTCCGCTACTCGGCCGCCGGCCCGTGCGAGCGCGAGCAAGCCGAATCACTCGAACAACTGCGAGCTCTGCACATCGGCCTGAAAATGGGTGTCGTGCCGTGGGACAAGCCAGTCGCCGGAATTGACACCCGCGAGGATTACGACCTATTTGTCAAACGATGGAAGAGCAAAGCATGAGCGCGGTCGCGGAAGCCAGGGTCATATCTCCGTTGGCCGTCCAAATCCGTTGGATGATCCGGCGCGACATGCCGGAAGTGCTGGCGATCGAAAAGCACTGCTTTGAATTTCCTTGGTACGAAGAGGATTTTATTCGCTGTCTCCGCTTCCGGAATTGCATCGGCATGGTGTCGGAAGTCGGCGAACGGGTTGTGGGCTTCATGCTGTACGAGCTCCACCGGCACCGGCTGCATGTACTCAATTTCGCCGTGCATGAGCAATTTCGCCGCCGGACCGTCGGAACCACGATGGCCAAAAAATTGACCAGCAAGCTATCCCCTGACCGCCGCACCCGGATTGTGCTGGAAGTCCGCGAAACGAACCTGTCGGCCCAGCTATTTTTGAAAGCGATTGGTTTTCGGGCTGTGAAGATTTTGCCGAGGCATTACGAGGAAACGCCCGAAGATGCCTACCAATTCAGCTACCGATACCAGCCTCCCGAGTGCGACGGCAAATTTGCCCCGTTTTGAGCCGAATCATTTCCGGTACAGAGAGAAGTAATTCGCCCCGTTTTGGGCCGGAGCAACCTGCGCGGTCTCGCGCATTAGCCTTGAAATGCCATTCTCCGCGGCGCCGACCCTGACGATCCGAATTTCGTCAAATTCTCGCGGATTGCTGAGCAGCACGCCCAGGCAGCCTTCGACGGTGAATCCGCTGGCGTGCTCTGTCCACGATTCGCCGGTCCTGGTTAGCAATTTATAGGTGCTCATGCCGCCAGTGTAGTTCGCGGCCCGCCGGCGACTAGGTGACAACTATTCACGAATTCTTTCATTGACAGTCCGGCAGTGAATACAGCAGCTTGAAAGTGTGCTTATGCGGGGGCGCTGAGGCACGGGCTGTATCGTCAATGGCCGGCAAGCGTCACAGAGAGCGCCACCGCATCGTTGAGATTCTAGGACGCCGGTGGCGTCTGGAATTTTCTAATCCTGGCCCGAAAGCCGACGGCGATTGTTCGGATCCGGGCGACACCGACAAGCGAATCAGGGTCCGTTCCTCGCTTCGCGGTATCACCAAACTGGAAACGATCATCCACGAAGTTTTGCACGCGGCCGACTGGCACAAGTCCGAAGAGTGGGTCGAGCAGGTGGCCGGCGACTTGGCCAAGATTCTCCACAAACTCGGATACCGGGAGATAAGCAATGAGCCTGATTGATAAGGCAAAAGCAATGCGCCAGCCAGACGCAATCCCGAAGTGGTTGCGTGGAATGGCGTCAGACAAACGAAAGGAGGTTGACGATTTATGTCGCGCCTACCTGAACGGCGAATTGCCGCCGCACGTCACCGTCTCAAGCCTATGGCGGGAAGTCATCGCTCCGGCCGGAATTGCCGCCAGCCTTCAATCGTTCGGTGACTACATACGAAAGATTCGCCATGAAAAAATGCCCGACGGACGACCTGCTGTCAAAGGCCAAGCAGATAGACGGAACAGAGGAAAACAAAAGCCAAAAGATTAGACGGATTGAATCCGAGCTCGCCAAGATTCGCCGTGAGAGAGACGCATGGAAGAAACAGGAGCAGGATCTTGAGCATGTTATCGGAATCATGCAGCAGCGGATCGAACGGCAGTCCAGGAAAATGTTCAAGCTGCCGCGCGGCCAGTCGCCGGCGGTAAAGGGCGGCCATTGGCATCGGGTAATCATTCCGGACACTCACGGCAGCCTGATTCATAAGGCAGCCGCCGGCGCCTTCCTGCGCGACTTGGAATATCTGCGGCCCCGCGAGGTTGTTTTACTGGGGGACCATTTGGAGTGTGGTGGATTCCTGGCCGAACATCACACTTGGGGCTATATCGCGCAGTCGGAATACACGTTTGTTGACGACGAGCACGCCGCCAACGGCTTCCTCGACTCCGTGCAGGCGGCCTGCCCGCAAGTTGTCGAAGGCGACTGGCACTACATCGAAGGAAATCACGAACGGCGCATTGAAACATGGTGCATAACCAAGGCTCTCCGTAGCGGCCGCGATGCGCAGTGGTTGCTCAGCAGGCTTGGCACCGAAGCCACGTTGTCGCTCCCCCGCCGCGGCATCAAATATTACCGCCAAGCCGAAATGTACTGCGGGCTCCCCGTCCGCGGGACGATCAAGCTGGGGCATTGCCTGTTCACTCACGGCAGCAGCACGGCCGACGACGCCCCGGCGAAGATGCTGGCGAAGTTTGCCACCAATCTAATTTTCGGACATATCCACCGAATCCGCTCGCTCACGAAACACTTTGTCGGCACCGGAGACTTGACGGCTCACTCGGACGGTTGCTTATCTGAGAAAGTTCCGCTGTGGCGCCACACTGATCCGACCACTTGGAGTCATGGCTATGGCGTCCAGGTTGTGCGGCCCGACGGCTGCTTTTTGCATATCACCGTGCCGATTCTGGAAGGCAAAAGTTTACTAGGTCCGTTACTGGGGGCTGTGAAATGAGTTTTTGGTATCTGGCGACTCCGTATTCCAAGTACAAGGGCGGAATCGTGGCGGCATTCAATGAGGCCGCCAGGCAAGCGGCCGTCTTGTTGCGTGCCGGAGTGCCGGTCTTTTGTCCAATCACGCATTCGCATCCGATTGCCATCTACGGCGAAATAGATCCGTTAGATCACTCGATTTGGCTTGAGTCCGATGGATATTTCATGGAAGCGGCCCGCGGGCTAATCGTTTGCGAGCTCGACGGCTGGAAAGAGAGCTACGGCGTCAATCACGAAATCAAGTGCTTTGAAAAGCAAGGCAAGCCGATAGTCCAGATGACGCCGGGCGTTGTGCCAGACTTTTTCAATCTGAAATCGCCTGCCGCCAACATATTGAAAATCGCCGACTCGCTGGTTCATGGCGATCGTGGCGTCAGCTACGGACATCCCGAAGACGATTTTTCGTGTGTTGCGGCTATCGCCACGGCCATGCTCCGCCGTCAGGGCAAGCTTGCCGGCAACGAAGTGATATCGGCCGAAGATTGGGCGCTGTTCATGGTGGCGTGCAAGATCACGCGCGAGTGCTATCAGCACAAGATCGATAACCTTGTGGACGGCGCCGGCTACTTCGAAACTCTACAGATGATCCACGAACGACGCGCCGGGAGAAGTTAAGTGGCGAATTGGTTCTACCTGGCCGGCAGCGTGATGTTTTTAATCGGCACGATTATCAACATGCTCTCCGCGAGGCATTGAATGGATTTGCCGGTTTGCGGCCATCGCACAAGCGCCACCGATTCGTCCGGCCGCAATCAATACACTTGCGACCATCCGCAAGTCGCCCGCCCGCACGCTTCCGCTGTCGTGTCCGAACAGTTTTGCAGAGAGTGCGGACTTGTTGAATTCGGGCCGGCGGCTGTCGCGTATCAACCATCTTGCCCAGAGCAGCCGACGTTGATCGAGTATTATTCTCGCGCCATGACTTGCATGTCCTGCCGCTCGCGCGACGGCAACCATTGCGTATTGTCTGGCGGCTCATGTAGTCTCGCGCAGAAGCTGGCGCGGCCGGACTTCGCCTGTCCGCTAGGCAATTTCGGGACAATCAAAAGATGATCTATGTCTTACTGTTTGTGACCGGGGTTTTTTGCGGCGTTTCAATCGGATTCATTGCCGGAACTTTGTTCGGCGCCGCGCTGTGGAGGTCAGCCTGGAACGGGTACGGCGATTCGGTCGATTACACAGTGACGATGGAGTCGGCCAAAACCGAAGAGCAGGAAGAATCCGACTGGTGGAAAAAGGGGGCAAGCGACAGGAATGAGCGAGACTGAGCAGGCCAATCGGCTGAAGGACTTCGAACGAGTCTCGGAATTGCTTTGGCCGGCGGTTCGTTTCTTTGGTCTATGCGGCGCCGACCCGCGGTACGTTGCCGCGGTCGCGGAGCTCGGGGTGCTGCTTGGCAAGGCGAAGTCGCTTGGCGAAGCGGAAGGTCCGACCGGCGATACGATCGCGAAGGCCCGCGCCGAACAGCGCCGGGCGGATTTTGCGGAAATCGCCAATTACATCGAGCAGACCGGAGAGATACGGTCGCGAATTGGCCGCGGTAATTCCGCGGATATCGCTGAAATAGTTAGGGGGCTGGCAAGCAAGTGATACGCCGATTTTTTCGCTGGTTGATCGATCACTGGCACGCCCGCCGCGCTTACGAAGCCAATCGCCGCGACATCATCGGCCGATACGTCGTCCGGGAAGAAGAAATCACGGAGCGACACCGCCGGGAAATCGAGTCGAAGGATTCGACCATTGCGCTGCAGCAGCTTGAGCAAAAAGTGCTGCTTTCGATGATCGAAACACTGCAAGCCAAGCTATCCAGCGTCCAGGCCGCACTTGCACTACAGCAGGCCCAGTCTGAAAATGCAGTGAGACGACCGCCACAAGCCGGGGGCACGGCGAATTAGGTGAGCGTCCATGTCGATCCAGGACTTGATTACAGAGGCAAAAGACCGTCGCGTCGGATTTTATAAGGCGGCGACGGCATCTCTATCACGCGGCCCGTCCGGAGGCAGCGCGGCCGGCGGCCCGTACATGCAAGGCGAAGCGAGCATTGCGTCCGCTTTCGGCGACCAAGTGACGGCCGGCGCCGAACGGCAATATCGCGCGGCCCGCGGGGGCTGGCAGTGGGCGGCCATGCGGCCGGTTGCCGTCCGGGTAGCCGATCAACCGTTCCGGTGCGGCAACAAGCAGATCCGCAAAGACTCCGGCCAAAACGCCCCCAGCAAGTTTCGCCGCAAGGTTTTCGAGTGCGCGCCGCTGTTCGTTCAGAAGCAGATGAGCGAGGGGATGGATCAGGACGACAGCCATCCGCTGCTTGAACTGTTCGAGTCCCCGAATCCGTTTATGACTGGCTGGGCGAACGTGTATTGCACGGCCCTGTCGATGCAGATCACCGGCAAAGCGTTTTGGTGGCTGGAAAATTTACAGTCGGATCCGAACAGTCCATCCAGCGCTCAACAAATGCGGCTGTGGTATTTGCCCGTGTCTTGGGTCCGAGAAATCAGCACCGAAACAGAGCCATTGGCCCAATTCAAGGTTATTCCGCCGGGTGTCACGGAAGACCGGGCGGTAATAGTCCCTGGCGCGGACATGTTGCGGTTTACCTATCCCGACCCGGCCGACCCTCTCGGGCAATTGAGCCCGATGCAGACCCAAGCCCGGGCGATCAATACCGACGACGAAATTCAAAAGTCCCAGTTTGCGTCGATGATGAACGGCGCGCGGCCCGGAATGATTCTCACCGCCGGCCGACTGGAAATGCCGGCTGGAATGGGCGGCGGACTGGGACCGCGGCCCATTTTGACGCCCGAGCAGCGAGCGCAGCTTACATCCGCTTGCCGGCTGGCTTACGCGGGCGCCATGCATCACATGGAGCCGTTTATCATCGACGGCATGATCGAAAACGTGCAGCCGTGGACCCTCAACCCGGTCGATCTGGACTTTCCCAACGGTTCGAGCCTGACCAAAGAGCGGATTTTCCAGGGCTTCGGCATGAATCCGATCGTGGCCGGACAGATCGAGGGAGCCAACCGCGCTTCGGCCTACGTGGCGCAGGCGAACGTCGATGCGAATGTCGTTAATCCCCTGATTACACAGATTTCGCAGACCATGACGATGAAGCTGAGTCCGCGATTTTCAGGCGACGGCGCCGGTCGCAAGTTGTATGTCTGGATTGACCGGGCTGTCGCGCACGACGAAGAGATTGAAATCCAGAAAACGGCCCAGCTTTTAGAGGGACACGCCATCACAAAGAACGAGCTCCGCGAGCGAAACGGAATGGCGCCCATGGAAACCGGCGGCGACGAAATAGCCGCCCCGCCAGAGCCGCCGCTGGCCCCGCCAGGATCCACCGGCCCACAGCGCCCCGGTAGTGGTGGCCAGCGTCCGCCGGCCCGCGGCAAGCCCAAGCGCTGATGGTCAGCGCCAGCGACTTAACCGTGATGGTCGTAATGGTTGGCGGGACGGATTATTGGCCAAAAACACGGCCGTTTATTGAAGAATACTGTCAGCGGCACGGCTATCAATTTCGAGTCTTCACCGAAGACTGCCTGCCGGCTGAAGCGCATCCGTCCTGGAACAAGCTGGCGATAGCATCGTTTGCAAAAACGCCGCACGTCGTCACCTGGGACGCCGACTTAGTTCCATTGCCGCAAGCCGGCCCGATCCATGTCGAGCTCGACCCCGATCGTCTTGGCATGGTCAAAATCCCTCCGTCACACGGCGGCTATTCGAAGCTGAGATATCGCTACGGCCGCCGGGCTGCGCCGCACATGCAATTCAACTGTGGCCTGATTTCCATTCCGGACGCCTGGAAGCCGTTCCTGCGCGACTTGTTTTTCGCTTCCGACTATGGGCGGTCGATCTTTTGGGAGCAGGGCGCGCTAAATTACGCGATCTATCGCCAGTCGATCGATGTCTGCGAGCTCGACAGCCGCTGGAATTACTGGGTTTCTGGCGTCCTGCGCCGCCGGCATCTGGTCGAAGCCAACTGCCTGCACTTTGCCAGTCGATCGTGGCTCCGGCGCCGCAACGTCGATCTGCTGTACCGGCTACTTCGCCGGCCACTCCCGGCAGCCTGAAATATTTTCGTTTTTGCCTGTTGACGTTTTCCGCGGTTTGTTTCTAAGTTCGGGCTATGGCGGCTGACGAAGTGGATTTGGAGTCACCGCAAGAGAAGTCAGCGAGGCTTGAAAGGTCGATCTATTCGCTGGTTGCTGAAGCCGTAAGGCACAAAGCCGCCTCGAAGTCCTTCGGTCACTTTCAAATCAAGCTGGTCTTCAAGCACGGCCTAATCGACATGATTGAGGCCGGCGACAACGTAACGCACAAGTAATTTTTTAGTCAGAGCACCAAAGAAGGGCCTGGCAAGCGAGTCCGCTCGCTTTCCAGGCCCTTTTTCGTTTTTACACACAAAGGCCATCGAAATGAACGCTCAAGGTTTTGGCGGTTTGTATGTCACTGGCAATACAACGAACGTCCATGCCTTGAGCACGGGCACGGAGCTTTCCGGCGTGTTGCTTACGTGGGTGGCGCTTTCCGGCGTCACTGCCGCGCATGGCGATGTTTCCGTTACTCCCAGCACTTCAACGGGCCGGCTGACCCTGAAGCCGGGCGCTTACGAAGTCGTTTTCGAGTGCAGCGTCGAAAACAACATCGTTTCCGGCCTGTCGTCTGAAGACGTGACAGTCCAAGACATCCTGCAAGCGGACATCCGCCAGGGCAATTCGTCCGGCACGATGACCGCCATCACCGGCACCAAGAGCAAGGTGGCCTTGCTGGAAGGCTTGCCGACCATGCTCCGCATCACGGCGCTGGTGGAAATCGCGCACGCCGCGGCCGCTGCGACCACGCCCTACAACTACATCTCCGTTTGGCTCACGACGGCGATCACTGGCGGAACACTGAGCGACGTGCTCATCAGCGAAGCCCGGTTCTACGCAAAGCGGCTGTACTAATTCCGCCGCTCGACCCGCGCCCGCTGTCCGCTGGATCGAAAGGTTTTGGCTGATGACGCTTGAACAACTCATTGAGTCGATCAACTCCCGAAAGGCATTTTCGCCTTTCGGCATCAGCACGGCCGCGGCTTACGTCGGCGGCATCGCTCCATGTCTGACCGGTGGCGATCTATGCCCGGTCAAGATTTTCAAGTTGGCGTCGGCCGACTTGTGGGAAAAGGAAATCAAGGAGGCGGCCAACCGCCTGACGTATTGCGATAACGCCATGGCGGACCCCGACTTGCTTTCCAAGTCGATTCGCGACGGCGCCGGCATCACCAAGGATGCTGTGCTCGAATACGACTGCGTTTTGTCGTCGTGCATGAAGGACCGCGACGGCGATATCGTCCGGCAAAAGGGCGGCCTGGAAGTCGATCTGAAAATGCCGCTGCTGTGGCAGCATATTCAGGTGAGCCCCATCGGCAAGCATGTCGCCCTGCTTGAACAGGACGACACGATCACCAAGTCGCGTTTCGCCATCGCTGACACCGAGCTTGGCCGCGATGCGGCCGTGCTGGTGAAATTCGGCGCTCTCCGCAAGTCCATTGGCTTCAAGCCTTTCGAGTTTTCGCCCATCGAAATCGTCAAAGGTTCCGACGGCAAGGATCATGTCCGCGGCTGGGACGTGAAGAAATCGGCCTGCATGGAAGGTTCGCTGGTTTCGATTCCCGCCAATCCGGCCGCCGGCATCCTGTCCTACTACGAAAAGGAATTCGACGGGCTGTGCACGGCCCACGGCCGCGGGCTGCTGAAGCACCCGATGGTAAAGCATTGGTCGAAGGGCATTTACGATTTGCGGCCGGTCCAAGTCCCGGGTGTCGATCTGAGCACCAAAGCGGCCGAATCCGAGACGACCGCCAAGCTGACGATTGGCGGCGCGGTTGTCGAGCTCTCCACCAAATCAACGGCCGCCGCAGAGAAATCCGGCCAAGCGCAGGGCCAAGAGAAGCGGAAATGCCCGAAGTGCGGCGTCGGCCGCCTGGCGTCCAACGGCGAATGCCCGAATTGCTTCCACATCGAAGTGGATAACAAACCCGGCAGCGCCCCCAAGTCCACGGAGCCGACCGCCGACAAAGCCGTCACCGATGACCTGTCAACGAAAATGATGGGCAATGAGTACATCGACGGCAGCTACGAAAAAGTCCAGTCGATGCTCCGCGCCACCGCGCGAAGCTACTTGCGCGGCAAGGGCCTGACGGCCAACGAAAACGGCTATACGGATCTGGTTGCGACGTTCGGCGATTCGGCCGTCGTTTGCCTGTACTCCTACGGCGATGTTAAGTCGCCTTGCTACCGAATCGATTACTCGGTGGACAAGAGCGGCGCCGCCACCTGGACCGGCGAACCGAAGTCGGTCGAAGTCAAGCAGCAAATCATCGACAAGCGCTTCGCGGCCGAGTCGATCGACGCACTCTCCCGCAAGCTGGCCGCCAAGATGCTCAACGCTGACGGCGCCAACGAGCAAGTGCGAGCCGCGCACGACACGATTTCCAAGGCTTTCGCGACCCTCAAACAGTCCAGCGAGAGCTTTGATTTTGAGGAATTGTTCAGTAACTAACGCCGGCGCAAGCCGGAATTTGTAAAGGGCCGACCCAATGTGGAAGATCACCACCGAACTGAAGAAGCACCTTCAGGAGAAATTCAGCCTCGCGGCCGATGCGACGGATGAAGTTGTTCGCAAGATGGTTGGCGAGAAAATCGCCAGCGGCGAACTGTCGATGGACGACTTCGCCCGCCTCACGACTGCAAAGGCCACCGAGGCCGAGCAGAAAGTCCAGGCGATGATCGACAAGTCCATCGCCCCCGTGCTCGACGCCATCAAGGCGCTCAAGCCCGAGACGCCGGCCCCCGCGGCTCCCGCGGCCCCCGCCGAATCGAAGGCCCTCAACCTGACCGCCCCGCCGGCCGCGCCGGCAACTCCGCCCGCGTCGGAAGGCCAGAAGCTTTACGCTTTGGCCGGTTCGGCTGTGGCGAGCGACCTGGACGAACCCACCCGTATTCGCGTGAAGTCGGCCATTGAACGGTTCGACGACACCCGCACGGCCGCGACCTGGGACAAGTGCACAAGCACTATGGTCAAGGCGCTTGGCAGCGGTAACGTCGGATCGCACACCAGCGGCCACTATTCGCCCAGTTATGACATGCCGACGGAGCGCAGCAAGGCCATCTCCGGCGTGTGGCTGAAGAACATGGCCATCAAGCGCATGCGTTCGCGCGGCGTGCATGTCGCCGACCACATCCAACTGAAGGAGTGGGAGCGCGACATCCTCATGTATGCCGCCCACAACTGCAAATTTGTTGGTCCGATTGGCTGGACCGGCAGCGGCGACAGCAATGAAGGCGACGCGCTGCACTGGTACACGGGCGAGAAGCTGATGAGCGACTTGCACCGCAAGGCCGTGTTGGACGATTCGACGTCGGGCGGCCTGGAAGCCGTGCCTATCGAATTCGACGCCAACGTCATCCTGACTCCGCTTCTCAATGGCGAACTGTTCCCGTTTGTGAACATCGTCAACGTCGGACGCCGACGGATCGAGGCCACGAAAATCAGCAATCCCACCATGGCGTGGGGTGTTGCTGAAGGCACCGCGATTTCGCTGTTCAATACGGACAGCTTCATTTCGGCTTTCGACAATTCGATCTATCCGATCACCGGCGCCATGGAGCTCGGCCTGGACTTCCTGGCCGACTCGCCGCTGGCCGTCACCCAGACGGTTGTGCAGCGGTACGGCGAGCGGTTCCGGACGGAAATGGACAACGTGATTGCGACCGGCAACGGCACCGACCGGCCCGAGGGCGTGTTTACCACGTCCGGCGTGACTTCGGTCACTCCTTCCGGTGGCGCTGGCGCCGCCCAGACCGTCGGCGATTACGAAGGCTTGCGGTTCGGCGTGGCGAAGGAATTCCGCCAGGAAGCCGGCCTGCGTGCCATGTACGTCGGGACCGACACTTCCTACAGCCGCGCCCGCGGCATTGCGGTTGGCGCGTCGGATCAACGCCGAGTGTTCGGCATCGACGACCAGGAGAGCTACACGCTGTTCCAGCGGCGTTATGCGGTCAACGGTTCGCTGACGAATGCCCAAATCGGGTATTTCTGCTTCAACCGATACCGCATGTATCGCCGGCTTGGCTTGGAAGTCCGGATGGTCACTGAAGACTGGACCTTGGCCCGCCAGAGCAAGGAAGGCATCATCGTCCGCGCCCGCTTCGGTGGTGCGCTCGAACTGGCCGCGGCCGGAACAAAGATCACTAACGGCCAAGCCTAACCTGGCTTGACTGACTGAACTCCCGGCGGCTGCAACATCGCCCGCGGCCGCCGGGTTGATTTTTTTCCGAAGGGCGAGCCGGGGGTTACATGCCACGCTACACGATCGAGATAGCGGGACCGCGCAACGAAGGCGCGATTTTCCCGCCGATTGGAAATGAACGGCTGAGAGGCCGTTGGTCGAATGCGAAAGTTGCTCACCGCAACAAAACCAATGATGAGTCCGGGCTGGCGCTCAAGCAGTTGTCGCTCGCCGTCGAGACGATTCCTGGGTTGTTTATTTCGCTCGACACGACTGCCGGCGGTCGCGGAGAGGGGTCAATTGTTGACCCGCTCGGTGAGTCGCCGGCGGGACGCGAGATTCAGGCGAAGATCAAGGATGTCCTGAGCCGTTTTTCGCCGAACGCTCTTGATTGCGGTTCGGATCCACGGCCGCGATCGACTTTCCCGAATTTGGGCGCCGACGGCATCAAGGAATGGGCGTTTTTCATGCGAACGATGCTTGACTCCGGTCAGGCGGCGGAAGTTGGCACCGAAAAACTGCCGGATATCGAAACGATTCGAAAGATGCCAGGCAAGCGGCGCCGCGATCCGCTCAACACCGGCCGCCAGGACGCCGAGAGCGAAGCCGAAGCCCGCAAGGGCCACGGAGTTTACCGATACGCCGACGAAGTGCCAGAGAATGCCGAGCTCGTCGGCGCCGGCCCCTCGACTGGCAATGGACCCAAGGGCGGCAGTAAGCCGCCGACACCGTAAAACAGCGCTGGCCCCCGGCGCGTTCCACTCCCGGCATAGGTCGTCCCTATGCCGGGCAGTGGTTTTTATCTGGCCCGTCACAATGGCGAATCGTGTTACTGGATTCGAGCAGATCACCGGACTAAATGTCGTCAAGCAATTGACGGTTCCGGCCGGATCCAGCTTCGCCTCGATTCGCGCTGTGACCCAAAACGTCCGCTACCGGCTTGATGGGACCGACCCAGAGGCCGGCATCGGCGAACAGATCAAGGCCGGCGCCGACCAGCCGACCATTTTGGTTATCCAAAACGGAATGATTGCCGCCAAATTCATTCAAGAGGCATCGTCTGCCGTCCTGAATGTCCATTACTTCGCATAGACCATGGTACTCGGATTTCAACAGATCACGTCGCTATCGACGGCCATCGGCCTAACGGTCCCGGCCGGAACTCGATTCGCCTCGATTCGGGTTGAGTCCCAGAACGTGCGTTACAGGCTGGACGGATCAAACCCGACAGCATCCGTCGGCGAGCAGCTAAAGGCCGCCGCGGACCAGCCGATCCAATTGTCGATCGACGAAGGCTTGCACGTCGTCAAATTCATCGAAGAAACGACGTCCGCAAAGCTTAACGTCCACTATTTCAGCTAGTGCGCGAGCTCATCACCAAACCGATCGACTCACGGCCACGCGCCTCTTGCGTTTTTTGCGCGGACGCGGGGACAGTGACAGTCGAGAAAGACGGCCGGCAGACGAAAGTCGCCTGCCCGCACTGCACCAAAAAACCAGACACTTCAAATCTTGTCACTAAGGGGGTTTAGTCATGGCCGAAAGCACAATCAGGATCGCACTGAAGAAAGTCCGCGACTTCCTTTCCTACGTCGCGCCGATCACTCCCATCAAGACCGACGATGCGCTGGTGGTCGTAATCGATGCGCTCCTGGCCGACGTTTTGCTTTTCGGGTGGTTCACCGTGAAGGTTGCCGAAGATCAAGCCGGCAAGCTGTCACTGGAAGCGGCCGAACCGCCGCAAGAGCTCCGCGGCCCGCTGGCCGATCGCCGGATCGAATGGAAGAAACTCATCGAAATGGCGCCGACGATTATTAGCCTTGTGAAGCTGTTTCTGTAGTCCAGCGTCGATCGACGCTATCTCTGCAGATCGAAAGAGGGGCCAATGCCTGGCGAGTTACAACCGGTCGAAGAGCAGATCCTTTTCTGTCGCAATCCCGAGCAGTTTGGCGACGGGACGGCCCTGAACATCCTTCGAACCAATCGTCCCAAATGGTGGATCGTCAGAACTCCATCCTGGCTGACAGTCGATCAACTGAATCAGATTTTCGAAGCTGGCGTGAATCGTTGGTCGAAGGTGGCGAACGTCTATGCCACCCGCGCGGACTCCATGGAGCTCGCGGACTGGATCATCGACGCGCAGAGCATCGACGGCCCGGGAAAGATTTTGGCCGACGCCGAGCTACCCGGCTTTTCCCGCCAGCAGAAAGTCCGGATCGACATTGCCGAGTCGGCGCTGCGCGATCGAATGTCTGACATTTTGGGCCATGAGGGCGGCCACCTATACGGCCTGCATCACTTTTCGTCGGCGCCGCCGCCGGAGTGGATGGAACCGACGCTGGGCGTTGTGAACACGCCACAGCAGGCGGAAGCATCGCTGATGGCGCAGCTTTATGGCCTGCCGCAGTCAACTCCGCCGGGCTCCGGACCGAGCATTCCGCCGGTCGTCAGCACTTGCCGGATCGAGGTTGTTGACGGCATCGCGAAAGCGTCAATCAGTGTTCAGCAAGCCAACAAAAAGGCGATGCTGGACGGCAACAAGCAAATGGTTTAACGAAAACCCCGGGGGCGGGATGTTTGGAGTTCTGTTTGTGCTGGCCACTATGGGCCAGATCGATATTCCACCGCTGCCCGGCTACTTGCCGGCGGCCGTCGCTCCTGCGCCGCAGCAAGTCGCGCCAATTGTCGAAGCGGTTCGCGTTCCGGACACCACGGATTATGTGGCATGGGCTGTGCAGGATCTAATGCTCCGCCAGCCGACGGACCGGCCATTCATGCGATACCTGGCCGTTCCCGCGTGGGGCGACATTAGCTGGCATCACGTCAATTCGTACATGGTCAATTCGGCCATCAGCCAGTCGAGCGTTACCGTGCGTCCGGAAGGAACCGCCGGCGGCTGGATGATCGTTTGGGATTTGCGGCGACTGGCGCCGAAAGAACATGATCTAAAGCGATTGCTGGCCGTCTGGGACGCTTTAGCGCACGGAGAGCCCTATTTCCATGTCGAGCTACCGCAAGGAAAACAAGTCGCCTGTCGGCAATACACCCATCTCGACGGCAAAATCTACACCCAGCGGCGATTTGTCCCCGCTCCGCATGTTGCCGAAGGTTATGGCATCTTGGAGCGCGAGACTGCGGCTTTCGCGCCGCTTCTCCGGGCGGACTATTTTCTGAGGCGAGTCGCCAGCACGGTTGATGGCGGTCTGTATTACCACTTCATCGGCTTCATCAGTGGCGGTAAGCGGCTGACCGAAACCGAGATTTTCAAGCTGGTTGGCCTGGACGTGGCACTTTCCCGCGGGGTCGAAGGCGACGACCGGGCGGCCGTGTTCCAGTCGGCAGTGACTGGCAAGCCGCGCACGGTCGAACAAGTCCAGGGCGCCATTGGTAAAGCGCGGATTACCTACGATCTATTCGACGAAGACGTCGAAGCCGGCCGGCATCCGATTTACGAATTGCTCGACTTTGTGAAGCGAGCTCGCGGCAAGGAATTGATTTACGAGCGGCAGAACGGGACTCTCGGCTATTTCCTGGCTGACGGCGAAGGGAAATTGGTCGATGTTGCCCCGCCAAATCTCGCCAGCGACCACAACACTCCGGCGCCGGTGACGAAGCAGCTTTTCCCGCCGCTTAGCTGCATTCGCTGCCACGGCCCGCATAGTGGCGTCCAGATCGTCCGAAACGACGTGCAGACGCTGTTAAGCGGCGGCAGCGGCGAAGTCGATTTGTTCGATGACCTGACCAGCAAGGACAACCGCTTCGCTACCGTCGATCGACTGGCTGGCCTGTATGCCGCGGCCGACGCTTTCAATTTCGACGCTGAACTGTCCCGCTCGCGGCATGCCGACGCCATTTTTCGGGCAACCCGCGGGATGGGTGTTCGCGAGCGCGAAAACGTAGCCTCCAAAGCCGCGGCCAAGCTGTCCGAGCAATTCGCCGACTATTGGTATCCCCGATCGCCGACCGAAGCGAACGTGAACGCCGACCGGGCTTGTCTGGAACTTGGCTGGCGAGTGCCGCCGGGAGATGGCTCCGCATTCTTGAATCAGACACTGCGGCCGCATCGCGTGGACTTTTCGGTCCAGGGCGTGCCTGTCGAGTCGGCCGATCCGGCCCTGGCTGCATTGCGGCGACTGAAAACGAACCCCGATGGGACGCTGTTCCTCCAAAACGGAAAGCCGGTTAGCGCCGGCCTGACGATCCGGCGACAGGACTTGGATCGAATCTATCCATACGCCGCCGGCCAGATGATCGAAGCTCGAAAGAACCCAAAACCTTAATCCGAAAGGATCAAAAAATGAAACGGTTACTGGCTTTGCTTGTATTGCTTGCTGTCTGGCTTACTGCAACTCCGGCCGATGCCTGCCACCGGTGCGGGATTTTCGGCCGTGGCTGCCGGTTTAATCACGTTCCGGCGGTCATTCACGCGGCGCCTTACGTCGCTCCGGCCTACGGCAACCAGACTTTTAATTTCATCAACAGCTACCCCCTGAACCTTATTCCTGGCGGCAATTCGGTGTACGGCTACAACCTAGCCGCCCAGCCGCTGGCTCTCGACGTTCCGCTGGTGCTCGATCGCTCCGCCCGACTGGCCGAAGCGTTTTCCGTCGGCGCCGTGCAGGCCCTGAACGGCCACAATGCCAACGTCCAAGGCGCTTTATCGCTGGTGGACGGCATCGATCGCCGATCGAAAAACATTCAGGCATTTACGGCGACACTGCAGGCCAACAATGGAGCTCAGCCGGTCCAGTCCCCGCCGTCGCTGTCTTTTCGCGTGACTGTCGGCGCCGACGGCCAGCCGAAAGTTGAGCGATTGGAAGCCGGCAAACCATGCCCCGACGGCAATTGTCCAGATCCGGCAATCCCGCCGCCGTCGCCCATCCAGGCCCCCGAGCAGCCGCTGACGCCCAAGCAAACCGGATTGCAGTACCGCGGCCAGTCGCTGGGAGTGCTTTCGGCCGTTTGCGGTAAATGCCACGACGGGCTTGGCACAAAAGACACTCCGCTTGGATTGGTCATTGACGATCGCGCCGTACTTACGCCAGATCAAAGGAAGCTGGCCTTGAAAAAAGTCGAGGCAGGAAAAATGCCGCCCCCGGGCTCGATAGCCGTCAGCATCGACGTCTTGAATAGCGTCCGGGCGGCCCTGGCAAACTGAATCGTTCCGTTTGATTAACCAAAAACCTTAACCGAAAGGAAAGTTTTATGAAGTTCGTTCTCTCCGTCGCCGCGGCCGTCGCCTTGCTGGCTGCTACCGCCGGCACCGCGAATGCGTTCCACGGTCCCGCCGCTCAGGCATTTCGGAATGCCGGCAATCGGCAAGCCTTCCGTCAGGCGCAGCGGCTGAACAACCACCACCACGGCCGCCAGGCAATTTTACTTGTCCCGGTGGCTCCGCCAGTGCAGACATTTGTCGCCCCCAGCGGCGCCATTCTGCAGTTTCGGTCGTACTAGGCCCGTATCGTCCAATGCGTTTCGACATTTACCACCATCACGAACACGATTCAGCGCTTCGAAAGTCACTTTCTGACATTTCGATGGCGATGGCATCGATACTTGGAAAGGTACTTCGCATGTCCGCATCCCTTGATCGCCTCACCCGCGAGGTAGGCGAGATGAAAGAGCAGGTCAATTCCGCCGCGGAGAAGTTTGGAAAACTGGCAGAGCAAATCCGCCAGTTGAAAGACGACCCCGCGAAATTGGAGGCATTGGCCGACGACCTTGATGCCCAGCAG